CATTCATTGCATCGTGAGACAATAACTCCAAGCACATTTCGAACTCAATGAAGTCTCTGGTCTCTTCAGACCATAATGCTTTGTTTACAGAGTCCAGTTTCCTTTTGCCAGAGAAAGATACCCCCATAAATTTAAAATCAAAATGGAAGTCTCCCCAAGCATCACAATGCAAATGATATACGATAATGTTTTGCCCAGAAAATGTGTAATGCTCTTCAAGTTGTTGAAATTCCTCTGGTGAAAAGCAGTCATTTAAACGCTCATTGTAGAGCCAGTTGTTTTTTGGTTGGTATGTCATACGATTCTTATTAATAAATTGAATACATAGGTGAATAGCAAGGCAAGAGTAAAGATGCCCCAGCATATTGTTTTTAATTTGTCGCTCATAATTAGTCTCTTAAAACTGCTCTAAAATATCCCCAAGAATACTCTCCGTATTCGTTTAAATTGTTTTTCCAATCTGATGGTACGATGGTTTCAAATTGTGATTTGGTGATTGATACACCATTGTTGAAGTAATTGAATTTATTTTTCATATAATTATTTTTTAGCACATTTGTAAGTTTCAGTGAAATAGCCATCAGATACCGAACGCATAGATTCTAAATTATTATCATCTAAACTATAATCAGCCCCATAATAATTCCCGTCACCATCGTAACATTTGACTTTCCAATAAATCGTTCCACTTGGTAATTGCTTATGAATTTCAGTCCATTCTTTTAAGCCTTCGTAAACCTCTGTTGATTCTAATAAATTTGTCATAATATTTTTAATAATTGTATGGAGCAAAGATACATTCATTCACATCATTTCCAAATTTTAATTTTTAAATTTGAAAATAAATTGACATAGTTATTATAACTTGCTGAAAATCAACAAGAATATTTTATATTGCGATTAGAAATATTTTTCTAACCTTTTATTTTAGGATGTTTTGGAGATGGTTTTATGGAAGTTTTCTTGCTTCCGTATCTCAAATCGTGAGGATTAAGAGAATTATATATGACTGGAACAATAGAAATCACTCCAGCACTAATCAATTTCTTGCCCATTGTCCAATCGAATGAGAATAAATCAACACCATTGCTCATCTCTGCCATATATAATGTCAGTACTCCAGATATAAATATCTTGCAATAACTCCCTATTGCAGATGAAAAAAATTTGTTTATCGACATTTGCCTTGACCTTTATATTTCTTTGCCGGTTTATTATTTTTTGAATGGATTCCTTTTCCATTCTTCTTTGCTTTCGTTTTGAAAGATTTAGTTTCCGTTGTCTTCTTTGCCATTTGTCCAGAATTTCTTTTTAAGTATATGTACGATGTAAGCAGATAGAATCGATGTAAAAATTGATGTCAAAAATCTTGTTCCAATATCTCCCCAGTTGATGGACATAGTTATGAATCCAACAATGCATCCAGTTAAGTCCTCAACATTCTTCATATCAAATCGCATACAAATGATGTGATAAATGCAGTTGCCTCCTCAAGTCTGTGCTTCCAAGTTTTCTTGCAGAAAACAATGATGAATAATAATGACTCACTCATAATACTGGATACCCCCCAATCATCTTTGCTTTTTGCAATGCTTTAATTGAATATCCAAATGTCTTTTGAAAATGTGGCAAGTCAAGAAATTTCCAATCTCCACCCCACTCCCATCCATATGATTTAAAGATTCTCACAACTTCCATCCAATCAGCCAGACCATCTTTGTCAAAATCTTTTGTGGTGTCATAAGATACCTTACCATCCACAATGAATGCAATGTCAATTGCTAATCCGTAGTTGTGATATGATTGACCTCCTCGACTATTGGTGACTATCTTGCCAGATGTTGTCCTTCCTTTGGCATATAAGCCATTCTGTTCCTCATTTGAACGATGTGTATGAGTGAACACACAATCAATGCTTAATGCCTCGCATATCTCTTCATAGATGTGCTTGGCTTCATTCCTTAAGTTTGGATGGAGCAAATCGATTCTTTCCAATGTTTTCATAGTTTTTTGCTTTTATGTTATAATGTGTTTGATGGTATCCTCTGGATTCCATTTCTGTTTTCAATTCATTTGGAGTCATTCTGTGCCAGTTTTTAAACTCCATAACTCTGGCAATATACTCATAACAAGTCGGCTTGTTTGATGCTTCCTCAATCGTTCTTCCATACCACTTATTTGTGAAAATATAAATAGGCATAAACCACAACAAGTCAAAGAATGAATAAGAGAAATGTCCAATCATTGCTTTGGCTCTGTTGCCAGACTGGAATTGCAATTCCTCTGGGACTTCATACACAGAAATAATCTGCTCACGAACCCAATCAACATACTTTACTTTGACCACTCCATTGATGTCGGATTCTAACACATACAAGACTCCTTTGATTTCCACCAGAAATGATGCGTGATTATAGAATGTCCTTGCAACTTTGCGAATCAAGTGAGAGATAATTGTTAATGGTTTTCTCCAGTTGAATGGAGTATGGACTAAAATTATTTTCATAGTGGGATTATTATGCCGTTACAATTTCAATATTTGATTCTCCATAAAGTAATGCCAAATCTTCAAATACTGCCATAATCAACAATGTCTCGGATGGAATTGTCTCGAATGATTCAACTGGAAGTTTTGCATACGAAAATGTTGTATCGAAATCTTCAATTCCTTGCAATATATGTTTGCCATCAGTCATTGCTTGGTATGATGCATAGACAAATGTGGCAATTTGTGATGGAATCATTCCTTCAACTTGTGCCTTCACATCTGCATATCCTTCCGCAATGATAACTATTGAACCAGATGGAATTTGTATTCCAGATGTCAAATTTACTTCGGTGTTTATTTTTATATATTTCATATTATTATCTATTTTACATTGGACTATGATTTAATTTTGCCCAAGCACCTCCTTGATAAACACATATATGGTCATTTGTAGTATTGTACACCATTAATCCATTAGGTGGTGTAGTAATTGCATTTATTTGTGTTGTAGTCATTCTTGGTGGGAGAAAACCTTTTGTTGTACTTACCACTTCAAGCATTGCTGAAGAATTTGGAGCAGTTGTTTGACCAATTGCCATTTGACCATTAGTTGCTAAATTTCCATCATCATCAAAAGTGATTGATTTTGTAGAGTCGCTATTTTCAGCCTTCAAACTTGTTGTTGAACTTGTTGCCGTTTTTCCCTTTATGTGAACGGATGCAGTTGGTGATGCAATCCCAAAGCCGTTCAATATACTTGGTCGAATTATCAATCCATAATGAGTCCCCAAAATTGAAGTCATTGTTGGATTGTAATCTATTCCATAAATAGAACCACTTGCCGTTCCAGTTTGATTAATGTCCGTTTTTATTTGAAAATGGGTTAATGTTGCAGTTCCACTTGATGGGTTAAATGGATGTTGTGCGGGACTTTGATGATTGTTTATAATCGAAAACAATCTATAATCTCCACTTGTAGCATTAAGACTTTGAGTCCCCGCCCCGTTGATTATCTGAACTCCATCAAACCTTGTAGCATTTAAGTTTGAACTTATTTGAAAACCCCTTGTGATATATCTATCGTTACTCACACTTCCTCCAGCTATAAGTTCATATGCAGTATCACGCATCGACCATTTTGTAGCCCCAGCAGACGCAAACGCAAAAGTCCCATCACCTAAATGGCTAAAACTTGCCGTGCCGTCTGAATTTTCAACTCGAAAATTTGTTGTTCCAGATGTGTTTCCACTCCCTTTCACACCTAATGTTGCATTGATTAAGCCAGTCCCTCCAATGTTCAATTGAGTGCTTGATAAATATAATGGAGTTGCTCCCCCATCGCCATCACTCAATAGCCTTTTTGTTCCACTTATCGCAGAGTTATCGTTAAATTTTATTAGACTCTGGTATGTTGATGCTGGTGTTGTTCCGTTTAGTGATGCCATTGTTTTTTGCTTAAGTCCAAGTTGTTGTAATTAAATTCCAGTTAGTTGTGATTAATTGCCATTCAGTTGACGGAAAAGGAGTCATCGGTATATATGTCAATGTCACATTCTGTCCAGCAAGAGTATAACTCCCTTGAGTGACAATCAGTTTCTTTTCTGGTGTCGGTGTGAATGTTATATATAACTGCTCTCTCACGATGTTATGAAATACCTCTTTCTAAATAATGTAGTAATCAGTTGAATCTCTTTGCCAGTAAGACCATATTGACCCTTTGACAAAGATAGAAATTTATTATTAATAAATGAAACTTCCTCACCAGTCAGAGAATAATCACCCTTACTAATTGATAGACGGATATTTTGCAATAATTGAACATCTGTTCCAGACAATGTATATTGACCCTTAGACATCAACAAATAATGCTGAACAACAAAATTAATTGCTTGTCCATATGAGATGTAGTCTCCTTTATTAATTGTCACTCTGGATGACTTAATTAATCCAACACTTTCTTTTGCAAGAGCAAAATTTCCTCTGTTGCAAACAAGTGTATATGCTCCAATTGTGCCATACACCAATGTCACATTCTGCCCAGACAAAGAATAACTTCCTTGAGCAAGTGACAATATCCTTCCTCTAATAAAGTTCAACCCTTGCCCAGCAAGAGTGTAATTGCCATTAGTTGCAGAAAGAAGTCTTTGTCTTAATAGATTTGCAGATTGACCAGACAAGGTGAATGTGCCTTGAGACATAGCAATCAACTTGCCTCTTAACACATTCACAGATTGCCCAGAATAAGTATATGCTCCTTGGTTATTAGTCAACAAATAACCTTGCTTTAATAGAGCCGTTTGACCATTGTATGAATAACTCCCTTGATTCGCAGTAAGCAATCTTGTTCTGGCAAATAATAAGGATTGACCAGTCAATTCAAAAGCACCTTGAGACAATAACAAACTATAAGATGATGCTGAACTTACAATTGGTATTTGTTTTAGTTCAATTGTCGCTCCATCAAATAATCTTCTTGATGCCATTATACTTCGTTAAGAATTATACTTCCACTTACTTGTTGAGTCACACTTGATATAATTCCAAAAGTCAAACAAGCATTAGGATTGATTTCTGCGAATTGCCCTATTACCCCACCACTTGACACCATATCCAAAACAGATGTTGCCGTTGTTGTTTCCATCGATAGCATTGCAAGAGGCTTGTATAGACACACACCAAAGTTGCCAATTGACCCAGTTGTTCCAGCAAGTGTAACAGATTCAATACTTCTTATGCCCGTATCTCCCGCTTGTAAAGGAATAGGTATTAACCCAATGGCTTCCCTATAAAATCCCGCACCAATTTGTGTGGCAGTTGATGTTCTTCCAGATGTCCCCGCTTGGTTTGTATAACTGATTGTGAAAGTACTCGCAGTTGTTCCTAAAACAGCGTAAATAATTACCGCACCCATTACACCCTCTCCAGATGTGTACCTTGTCAATGATGCAGTCGGAAGATTTGTTGTTTGTGTTGTTGTTAAAGTTGCATCCAACCCCCCATTGTGGACCAGCAAATCCATCAAAATAATACTTGCTCCACCTCCAGCCGATGAACTTAATCTCGCCCCTAACAATTGTAAACTACCCGAACTAATTGCTGGAATAGGACTAATGCATTCAAGACTATCCTTGTTAAGTGTTACCGATGTTGTTGGTGTACTTGGAGATGGTATAAAATTTCTCCATCCCGCAGAAAGTCTCGATGTTCTTGGGCTTCCACCACCCATTATGAAATCACATTCCCGATTATCTCCAAGTTTTGATAAATATTGATTGAAGTCACTTAAAGCCATTATTTCTGTATTGTTGCGATTGAACCAAATAATTCTGGAGCATTTCCACTCGCTGGGATAAACATTAAAGATAAACAAGCATCTGGATTGATTACTGGTATACTTGGAAGTCCAGTTGTGTAATCTCGCCACCCCATTGTACCAACTGCATTCACTGGTATCCAAGCCAATGGTTGAGCGATTGTAATTCCAAAATTTCCAGCCGTTCCAGTTGTTGCACTTAATTGAACTTGTTGTATTGATTGTATACCAGAATCACCCGCTTGAAGTGGGATTCTCTGCATCCTTGATACTTCACGGAAACCCGTTGCACCTATATTTATTGTTGATGTCCTTGAGCCAGTCCCTCCTTGATTGGTGTAGGTCATCGTTAGTGTTGTAGATGTTGTGCCTATTATTGTATATATTTCATAGAATGCTATATTCCCAGCACCGCTTGTGTTTCTTGTTAGCGATGGTGTAGCGGGAGAGCCTTGAATTGTTTGAGCAGATATCGAAGTTGCATTCAGATTTCCTATATGAAATAACCTATCATATAAAAGATAAACTCCCGCAATTAGTGGAGTAATAGATGCACCGATTAACCATTTTTCTCTTCCTCCACTTGGTGCAGTAAAAGGTATTGCCCCAATTGTTGTTTTATCTGGGATTACACCACTTGTTGGAACAACACCAGATGATGGCATTCCATCATATGTCCAAAGAGAACATCCTCTACCCGATATTGGAGAAGTTGCAGTAACACCAGCAACCCTTGGGACTTTGTGAAAAAAGATATTTTCGGGCAATCCACTATTTCCACCAGATTGTCTGTTTATTAAGTCGGATAAATCTGTTATTACTGCCATACTATTTCATTTTCAATTGCGTGTTCTTTTGCCTCTATTATTAATTGTGCTAAATTATCAAGATTAACTCCAGATTGATAATTTAAAACACCAACTTGTGGAAGTATTTCAAAACTTTCATTGCTAACTTGCAATCCCCAATCTCCAGCATCTGATAGATAGAGGATTGATTGTGTTTTTTGAATTACTTTCATCTTTATGCTATTTGCAACAAGCCATTTGTTCCGTCAAAGTCAAGTGTTAATGTTTCACCATTTGCCAATGTTACGGATGAACCATAATCAAACCAGCAAATCAATTCATCATTGGTTGCCGTGTCATTGTATATCACTACATACTGAAATGGAGCGACAGAACCACCAGATGCCGTAAGCACCAAGTCATTAATCACCAACTTATATGTTCCAGATGTCTGTGAACTTGCTGAAGTTGTCAATACTCTTGATGATAAGTTGGTATAACTTATTTGAGTTAAGTTACTCAATTGAGTGTTGGTTGAAACTGGAGCATTTGCAGATGATGTCAATGCAATTGTCAATGTATCTGCACCTAAATTGTGGACCTTTTCTGCCAATGCCTCTACGAAAGAGTTGAATTTGTTGTATGTTGCCATTATATTGTTATTTTATAAAATAAATTTGTTGAGAATAAATTAACCAATCCGGTAATGCTTGAAAATTTAATCCAGACCCAATTGTTGGCTGGGATTATTTTCGTGTCAAACACTTCCGTCTCTGCTCCGTCTTGCACATTTACCACTCTGTCTGTTGTCCAAATCTTCGATGGTGTCGCATCGTTCTTGTCATCCGAAAAATAGATATTATATGCCAAAGATGGATTCGTTCCAGTTACCACATCGTTAATCTGTCTCACAATGATAGACGAATATGTGAAAAATATTGGAATATCATCAGTTATGACTGGCGATGGTATGGTTAATGCTTTGGAGTAAATTGAATTACTGAAGAAAATACCATTTGTCTCCACGAAATCACCCTCTGGTATTTCATCGGCTAATGGCAAATTACAAGAATCGAAATCAAAGAAATCTTCAAAAGATAAATCACAGAAATGCCCAGTCACCTCATCGCTCCAATCCTCCCAAAAAGGAGAGATGGTTGTTGACTCATTCAATTTAAGTTGATTTTGTTGGCAGTAACGATACATATAAGATATCACATCCTTTATGATTATATCCGTATCACTCTCAACTTCCAATTCATTGCTCTCATCCTTTCTCACCCTATCTGCAATGATGACTCTGTAATTGTATGAAAGTGTTCCGGATGATAAGGTCTCATCATTACATATCACCCACATCATAGGATATCCAACACCTTCAACGGCTTGTTGTTCGAACTTCTGACCATAGCCATAAGACTGAATCTGCAAATGATTACTTGCCAGTTGTTTTAGGGCAAAGTTTAGTTGGTTTTTCGTTTTCAAATTTTAATAATTTTAAGATATTATTTTTGGTAACTCCATCAACAATTGTCTTTGCTTGGATATTTGTTTTTATATCTGTTTTCATATCTTGAGTTTCCTAAATAAATTCCACCTATTGAAGTTGTGTGATTCTTTGGACAATATAACGGATAACTGCTTCCATTCTCACAAAGATATTCATCAATCTTGCTTCTGTATCCCTCTGCAATGTTGTTATATTTTCCTTGTATCTGTGCCAATTCTGATGTTGATACAACTTGACCATTCTCCGAAGATGTGGTCATTATTGCCTTGTTTCTAATCTTGAATGTGACATCTATAACCGATTCAGATATCACCTTATTGATTAGATACGGCTCAAGATAATCATTAAGCAAAGTTTGATTCAAAGCACTCACCGAACCAGCATTAATTTGTGTGCAAATTTCTGCATATAAATCTTTGCCAAGGATTTCATACAAGAATAATTCTTGCACATTTATAATGGTTGGCTCAATTAGTTTATTGTCCAAGTTTTCAGATATTACTGAAAAATTTTTCAGCCTTGATGCTTCAATGAATAATGGTGTCATTAGATTTGTTCTTTTATTTGTACTTGTTTCCAGTAATGTCTGCAAGATGGTGTGTGCAATAATCCATTTGTATTTGGCATAGTATACCAACCACCTCTATATGTCCAAATTGATGTGTCTCCATTGATGTACAATGATGGGTCAATATATTGTCTCATCGTGTTGTCAAGATTATCGATTTCAGCCTTGGTGTATCTCTTGCCCATTCTCATCATCACTTGGCAAAACTCCCTTGACCTATCAATTGAACTGGCATCCGATGGATTCACCCACGCATATTCATAATAGGTCTTAACTTGATAGCCTTTGTTTGGCTCTTGAATTTCCTTGATGGTATATTCAACGATATCTGCTCCTCCACCACCATTTGCTTTCGCAACAACAACATTGTTTTCAATTAATGTATTCATAATTTTCTGAACATCAACTTTCAATTCTCTTGTTGCTTGGGCAATGTTTACTTTACTTTTTTTTTTCAGATAGTCAACAACTGCTTGTTCATCTGGTGACAATTGCACATCAGCAAAAGTTTGCTTACTTGCCTCAACACCTATCTTACTGAACTCTGTAATCAACTTTGTGTTGAACTCATCATTGAATGTCGCTGGTGTCGGAGCAATGGCATCACCTCCAACTATTGGAGGAAGTCCAACAATACCCAAGATTTGATTTGTGGTAAGTGAACTTAATATCTTATTTGCAACTAATGGAGACATTGAATTAAGTGTTGTCAATAAGTCATCTGTCTTCAATTGTTGCGTTGTCTTAAGTCCAGCATTCTCGCTCACTATCTGGCGAATCTCATCTTTGCTTAACGCATTCAAGATTGCTTGTTCAGACAATTCAATGTTCAATTTCTTTAATGGTTGCAATACAATGTTGTCCATAAATCCAGCAAAGTTCAAAATGTAATTGAACTCATTTTCAATTTGTTTTTGATTTGGCTCAACATAGTTTATCGTGAACAGATTCCACGCAATATCCATTTCACTCCTTCCACCAAGTTGTCCTTCAGTCTTCAAACCAAACAACATTGGACTGGATATATTGTGAGCAAATATAATCTGCTCAATCGCAGATGCACTCATCTGTTCATATTGCTTATCAAGGTCATTGCCTCTTAATGGAGTGACACTCGGCTCTTTCTCATTTATCTCTGCAAAGTTTAGAATCACCTCACCAGCATTGTCTGTGCCAGTAAACTTATTTTTTAATTGTCGCTCAACTTTTTTGGCTTCCTCTGGTGATGGCTTACCATTATACAAAGTGATAATGTGACCAGCCGAAAATCCAGACTTAATCAAAGTTAAAAAGTAATTGCTAATTTCAATTTGTGTTTCAATACTTGCAATTGCTGAACGATATTCTGGAAGAGGATATATGTTTGTCTGTGGTCGATAATCTGTGATATATAATAACTGCTCCCCATCTCTTTTTGTAGGGTCAAATGGAGCAATTGTCCTCATATCATCTGGAATCTTCTGACTGCTTTTATATGTCGCTTTGGTGGACATATCTCTTGTCCATTCATTAGAGATGAAATAACAAGAATGGTCAGCATTTGTTCTAATAGTCTGGAATGGTTGGTGATATAGATTGACAATCTTACCATTCATCCAGATAACTCTTAATGCATAGCCACCAAATATCTTCCTATCCAGTATACTCTTTTGCGTAAGTTCATCCATTGAATCATTTGGATTCGGATTGTTAATGAACTTTGTTAATTCTGGATTAATGTTTCCACCTTTGACTTCCCATCCACCACCAAGTATGAATCTTGTTTTACCATTGACAATGGCAGAGTGTATGCTTGACCTATTATACAAGTAAATCAGATAGTCAGTATAATCATTGGTCTCACCAAAGTAAATATAGTTTACTCCTTTCTTCTCACGAAATTCTGGAGTTTTATGTTCCCACAATGGGAAACTTCCGAAGACATACTTATCTGATGTAAGACTTTCTTGTTGTGGTGTTTCTTGCATATTTGTTTCTCGGTGTGATTGTTTTATTCAACTTCATAATTCCCTCTTCGACAAGTTCATTTGCTAATGTGTAGTTGAGATTAGTTGTTGATGATTGTGCATAGATGTAATAATTATATTCATCTCCATATATTAATTGCAACTCCCCAAGCAATGGGGATGGTGTTGTTGATTTCGTGATTATTTTGAATGATTGTCTATCTTGCGAATATAAGGTATCGATGGCAGATATACAAGCATATTCATTCAATGTTTCTTTGTGGACAAATCTGAACAGAAATGTCGGTGTGCTTATCGTTACCTTCTCAATGAGAGATAAGATAATTGTGTTGGTTGTATTTTGTACTAAATATAACATTTGTAAAAAAAGGGAGTGAATAAATTACCCACTCCCCTTATATATGAAAAACCCCTCTTAAGCAGTTAATGTCGCAATAAGACCAGATGTCACCTCTAATGGTAAATCAATCTCATCACCAGCAAAAGTCAATGTAAATCCAGATAAGTCGGCTGATGCCGTTCCAGTTTGTCCACTTCCTTCGCTTATTTCCAAACCTCTCTTTGTTGATTCGCTATGACCATACAAGAAATACTTTCCATTCTGGTCAAGGACAATAATCATCAAAGTGTTTTGGGCAAGTAACATAATTTCGTTTCTAATTGCCGTTTCGAATTTAGGCAATTGAATTGTAACTGAATGAGTGTAGAATCTTGAACCAACTGCTCTATCGCCTCCGATAGTTGCAGTCGCTGAAGAACCACCCATTGTCAAATTGTATTCAAAAAACTTCTTGGGAGCAGTTAATGTGAATGTAGTTACAACTCCAGATGCAACAACAAATGTTGCCTCATTAGATAACTCAGTTATGTATACTTTCTGCACTCCACCCATCGACTTGCGACAAGGAAGTGTAAATCCAGATGTTAGAATACACGGCATAAGTTAATTATTTATTTGTATATTCAACAACCTCTGAACCGATAACAACTTCAGCACCCAATTTGTATTTCAATCTGGTAAGAATTTTGTCATCCTTTTGCTCATACCAAACTTGGAAACCTTCGAAGTCATTTCTCAAATCTGTTCCAAGCACAATATTGCTTACTCTTGTCAAAACAATTCTTTCGCTGGTTAAACCTTTGAATGCTTTCACTTTGATTCCCCAAGTTGGCAATGTGTATTCACCAGTTGTATATGGATTCGGAGTGTTCACATCTACATAGTAATTGTTCAATGTTCTGAAAGCAGAAAGTAATTTCTTGAAAGTTGACCAAGAACAAGCAAAGAATAAATCTTCAGCACCCTCAATTGATTGAGGTAATTTAGTAATCATTTGCTCAAATATTTCAATGACATTTGATGCAGTAATTGAAGTCTTTTGAGTGTAAGAACCAGCCGTCACATTCGCATCGATACAAGCCGTATCACCATCAACTGCTTTCAAGATACCATTCACTAAAGCCAAGTTGCCAGTCCCAGTTGATTTGTTACCTTCCCAGATTTGTTTTTCAACTTCAGCATTAATCAATGCAGTATAGTAAGCCGACCATTCAGATTCGAATGCCATTGTATCATAGTATTGACCAGTTTGAAGACCAACTCTTGCCCAGTAATTCTCAAGGTCATTAGGACACAAAGCAGTTTCGTGAATGATACCATCAACACTGATTTCTTTTTGTGTGAAGATTTGGTTTCCAGACGCAGTGAAAGTTGAACATCCAGTGTTCGCTCTCATATACACTTGCTGGTCCATTATGTTAATCACATCTTTGTATTTGATGCCTTCTTGGATGGTAAACATTTGAGCAGATTCTCCAGCGAATACACTCTTCATAAATAGAGGAAGTTTTTCCTCATTGACATAAACGGCTAACCCACTTACATCATAACCGAATTTTAATTTCATTTTATTGATTTGTTTTTTTTAATTTAAATTACCTTCTTTTGCGAATCTTTCTGCCATAGCATTAATTTTGTTGCTGATTTTTACTTCGGCTTTCTTAAAGTTGTTTGCTTTGCTTGTTACATCTTTGCTCTCATTGAATGCTTTGATGGTTTCAAATAATTCTTTTTGAGTTTCTTTAAGACTTGCAATGTCACTTGAGAAATCTTGTGGCTTGTTGCTTTCCATTGCTGACTTTAATTCAGCAACTGATAACTTCAATGCTTCGATTTCACTTTTCATTTCAGCACTCATATCTTCCATACTTGGTGCTTCCTCTGGCTTGGCAATTGCCGTCACGATTCCTCCAGAAATTGTGACAATTGTACCATCCTCAATTGTGTGGTCACCATCTGGTGCTGGACTGCCATCAGCCAACATTATTGGTGTGCCTTCTGTCAACTCACCTTCGTAAGTGATTTCTGTTCCATCAGTTAATTTCGCAGATGCGAATACTTTTTTTGCCTCATCAGATGAGAAGAATTTCTTCTCTAATCTTTCCAGCATTGTTTCTATTTTTGTCATTATAATTGAATTGAATTGTTCTTTTTGTGAGAAATTACCCTCCACACTAAATCCTTTTAACTTGCCAGTCTTAACAAAGTCATTCCATATTTCATCATTGTCAACTTTGATATATCCGAACCAAGTCCCATTGGGTAATATGTCCATTCCTTCTGGTGTGTTCATACCCTTTTCAGAGTCGATGATGAATGATTGCTGAATGTAGATGTCAGACAATGGAGATTTTTCATCGTGCATATAATTGAATGCACTCACTCTGCCTTCCTTCATAAACTTATTGACAATTGCTTCGATTGTTTCCCTTGAGAATCTCACAAAGAATTGTTTCTCATCTTTCACACGGAAGATGTTGAAGTCTGGAATCATCAAAGCACCAGCAATGATTCTCTTTTCTGAATCAACTGCTTTGAATTGAATTGTCTCTTGAGAATTGAATGCCATCCAGTTTCTCATTATGGCTGGTGTGTCCACCAATGCAATCATCTCAACTCTGTCCAAGTCGATGTCATCTATGGTAAGTTCGATTACTGGTAATTCCATTTATAAGTATAGACTAATTATTTTTAAGAATTAACTTATTCAACCTCTGCTTGTGAATAGATGCTATTTGTTTTTTTTGTGGTCTTGCGAATGTCTGTCTCTGTGACATACACTTTCATTGCGTTCGAACTGCCTCCACCTTGTTGCTCTGGAAGATTTGTTTGGAATGCTCTCAATGATGGACCAGAACTGCCACCACTATTTCCTCCTCCAACTCCTCCTCCTCCTCCATTCATAAACTTTCCGATGGTAGTTGCTCCGATAGTTGCAATAGAGGTGACTGCTCGTATCTTTGCCGATGCAATTGCTGGTATCTTTAATGATGCACCTCCATCTGGCATCAATGACCAAGTCGGATTGGCAGAATAACCAGCAATCTCTTTTTGTGTATCAATAATAATCTGGGCAATGGCAACTCCTTTCTGAATTGCGAATAAGGTATCTGACAATGTTTTGTTTTTACCAGCAAATTGTTGGGCAATGTTGAATCCAGTTTCAAGTGCATTCCTTTTTGCATCCAATAAAGATTGTTCAGCAATGATGACTTCTTGGTTATATCTGCCAACGGCAAACAATCTCTTTTCTGATTCTTTCTTAATATTCTCTGTGTCAACTTCTCTTATCTTTGCATATTTGTCAACATTGTCTTCAGCCAATTCCAACTCTTGAGCCTTATCTCTTGCATCTTGTTCTGCAATTAGCTTTTTAACTCTTGCATCTCTCTCGGCATCTGTCTCCTTTGGCTTTGGCTTGTTTGCATTTATCTTTGCTCCTTTGTCTGCAATCACATTCTGTTTTGTCTGCAAGTCAAGGATGTCTTGATTCACCTTTGCAAGTTGCTCCAATGGAGTCAATGACTTAACAATGTTCTTTGTGCTTATATCTGTGACAATGTTACCCTCTGCTTTTAATTTATTTATTTTTGATAAATCATTTACCTCCTTAACAGCATTCAATAGTTGTTGTTGAGCCAGTTTCTTCTCCTCTTCCTTAACCACATAATTCTCAAGGGCAGTTGCTTTCGCTCTTAATCCAATTAAAGCAATTTCATTCTGAATTGCCTTGTTCAATACTCCTTCAGCCGTGGCTTGTTCATAGGTATAATTTGTCAGAGATGGAATCAAGGTCTGCAATTCTTTGTATACACCTTTCTTTTGCTCTAATGTTTTGTTGCCATCATTCAGCACAGATTGATATTCCTCAATTTTAGAAATTTGCTGATTTGATTGGGCAGTGTTTTGAATCAATTCATCATTATATTCTTTCAATGATTCCATTCGCTTATCCTCTGCTTCTTTCTGGCGATTCATTTGCTCAACATACTTTCCAAGCATCACCAATGCAATACCAATTCCAGCCGTTGTCAATCCTATCATTGCAATTCTGAAAGCATTAGTGGATGCCGTTGCACTCCCAGTTGCGAATGAATATAATCGTGTTGAAAGTGATAATGCCTTCGCCCTTAAGTCAGCAATACCCATCATAAAGGTGCTTTCCTTTTGGAGAGCATTCTGTATCTCTTGGAATCCAGACAACATTGCCGTTGCTCCTTGCACCTTCAACAATGCTTTCTGAACATTTTCCGATTCATCACCAAACAATGCCATCGAACCTTGAACTGCACTAAATCCAGCCGTGATTCCAGTTGCAACTCCAACATACCCATCGAGTGTCTTGGAATCAGATGCCAAGTTTTTCACTTGTTGATTAACATCTGCAATCTGGTCTTTTAATTCTCCAGCACGTTTGCTGACCTCTTCGAATTGGTCAGCCGTTAATTGACCAGATGATAATAACTTGGTTAAGTCTTTTAATTCTTTCTTAATATTCCCAACTTGTTTCGATGCCTCACCCACGGAGTTGGCATTCTGCACATCTATTTTTAATACTATATTTTCAGCCATTTTATTTTTAAATTAATTCAACCACATCACCCCCAATAATCATATACTTGTGTCCTTCTTTGCCGTTTATTTCTTTCTTCAAAGTTGCATCGTGTTTGTTGACCAATACTTTGTGAGCAATCACACTCTTATAGATGTAATAAACCTTACCATCGTTTGCAACTTCCTCTGGAAGAGTGATGGTCACATTCCCAGCCGTTGTGTCAACTATTATATACAATGGACTTCCCTCCATTCCAGTTATGGTATAATCACTTGTCACACTATTTAGATAATTAAAACCTAAATCAATGATGTTGTCACGCACAATTTCACTTGTTGCCAATCCTCCTTGCAATATATTACTTCCAGCAATCCCTTTTGTATATCCATTTGTCAGAACACCATCAGCAATCACCACCCCTCCACCAGTCTTCCATAATCCATATCCATTTTTAATTGGATTCGATTGATTGCTTCCATCCTTGTATGGTGTCTTGTCCTTTGTTCCAGTTGTTGTGATTCTTGCTCCCCTTGTCTTGACCAATGCATTGGTGATTGGTGATGCTTCATTTATCTTCAAGAATCTGCACATTGTTGTCTGCTCATAGTTGTGGTCTATGATTTCATACAATCTGTAATAAGCGTTATTGATGAAATACAAAGGTCTGAATGACACATTGTGAATGTCACTTGGTCGCAGTCTCATATAGCATTCTATTATCTTGCTATTTCTGTCTGTAGTCTCTGTGATTTGTCTATAATAGTAACGATTGAATAATGTGCCATTCGTGAATGTCAACTCACCATTGACTCCATTATAATAGACAACAGATGGTTGACCAAAATTAAGGTCACAAGTTGGATTTGTCCAATCGTCATAATTGGTTGCCAAAGGATATTGTTGTTTGCGTGTTCCATTCAATGACCAGTCAGCACAATTCTGCAATCCATTATAAAAAAGGACTCTTGGCTTCCCATCTTTCCTTGTGTCTCCATAAGAATTGTCCATCTTAATGGTTGGCATTGGAGTCTTAAAGTTTGTCAAAGATGAATCTGTTATCAAAGTCTGTGCAAATTGAATCTCAATCTTCTTTGTTTCCTTCACGAAGTCATTGTCAATCTGGTGAATGTAATCACCGAAGATTCGATTGGTCTGTGCTTTGTATCTTTCTTGCAAATAGTCATTGTCACTTGCATAAGTAAATTTGAAATACTTGTTTTCGGTGAATGCCGGTTTAATTGTAAACTCTTTTGACAAATCCAGATTGGCAGTCCAATCAATCACATCATCTGTGAAGTAATCATCCCTTGTCTCAATCAAGTATTCATTGTACTTTCCAGAGTTCACATCACCCTCTCTGAAATGGTATGGCTCAATATAGAGATTAAACATCTTGACAATGTTCATCAAGAAATCTTTCTGGCTCATCTTGTCATCAAGCATCTGGCTTACCTTCACATCTGTGCCATACAATGTCGATGCCCACGGAGTGAAAGAAAAACTATTTTCTATGTTTGTCACCTCAACACTCAAATATGTTTTGAATAAATTTGGAGACAATGACCTTAAACAAACACGGACTTGTTGCCCAGCATCCAGTCTCAAGAAATCTTGATGGATTGCTTTAAATGTGTAACTTGTTCCAGCATTGAATACACCACCCAAAGGAAACATCTCAAGCAAATTGAGTTTGACTTTCTTGGTGCTTAATATTTTGCCAGTACTATCAATCACGCACAATGCCATCCCCATATTGTCTGCCAGATTAAAAGCAGATGTATTTGTCAACTTGATTCTGAACTCTCCATAGAAATTATAATAATCACCTTGCAGAATTGTGGTTGTTCCAGTTGCTGGATTATATTGTGTATTGGTATCCAAATCAATCGTGTCATACAGAATCGGATAGTTTGTATAAATATTCGCTGGTGTTCTGTCATCCCCAAGGTTGGTGAATGTTTGTGTTGTTGTATTGGTTGCCACAACTGAATACTCCTCAATCTCTTCATTGGTCTTGATTAATCCAGCGATGTCACCTTGATAAATTAATTTCTTGAATAAAGCAGAGTTAAAAAATGATGAGGAGTAATTGTATCCACTATCTGAAAATATTTTGTCAATGATTGTCTTCACATAAATAAATGGCTTGAAGTGTTCAGTCACCCAAAACACATTTGAAGTGTTTACTCCATTCACCCAATGTTCGTGATTGTCTCCGTAGTCAATCATCGGATAGACATATCCAGCCCCAGTTGGTGCAGTCCAAGAATTGACAATCGATGTTTCGTTATATGGATGATTAAAGTCTGACAAATCCAAGTCACTCAACTTCTTGTTGGTGATGATTGCGAATAGGTCACGCAATTCCCCATACAATGTCACTTCATATTCCCATTTTCCTTGATTCAAAGTGATGGCAGTCATTTGAGCATAACCAGTCATTTGCTCCAATTCACTTGTATGCAAGATGCAAGGTGCTTTCTTATTTGGATTGAAGAATGGTTGTTGTTGCAAGTCATTGGACAAATAAAAATTGACATCAAACCAACTTGCAAAAACTAAATCATTGGCAGTCGATGATGGAATCGTGATTGTCTTGGTAAAGTTGCTCTTCCTTTTATCTGGCTCTTGTATATCATATATTGATTTGGTCAATGACAGATTGGAATTGTCTCCCAAGTCAATTGTGTAATTGTCTGTGATTATACTCATAATCTCTGTCTGTATGATTTGTGTCCGAATGTCACCATAAACTCAACATTGAATAACTTGTTCTTCTCAATTGTCTGAATGTTGTATTCTCTTGCATCAAGATAAACAGAAATTAGATTGCCATTGTACATCATCCAATGCAATGGTGATGCAATCATATATTGCATCCATTGTGCTTCCGTGTTTGAAAGATAATCGCTTTGTACTTTTATCTTTTTTTCTACAATGGTGCTGAAATTAGTCTTTCCACTTTCATATCTTGTTCTTGAGAATACATTGCCAGAATATGCTCCAGTCACTCGGTCAAAGGATGCCTTGGTGATGGAAATTGATTCATCACTTGCAAAGTTAAAATTAAAAGAATCAATCCTTCCCAATGAGTTAAGCCAATACATTCTCACACCATCTTCCTTATAACAATAATTATCTATTTTGAAAGTTAGTATTTCGGAGCATCTTGTTCCAGAATTATTCTCAACATATACTTCATAATAGTTGACCGATGATGTGATGACTGGTTGACTTCCACTTGTCAATGTTGTGGAATTTAAATCACCAGCACCCACCAAACAAGATAGAAACTTATCTGGAGAAGTTGTTCCACTTGCGAATGAATTGGCAATCTTGTATGTTCCAATCAATGTACTTGCATAATCGTATGTCTTGACAACAATGTTCTTAACTGGTGATGTCGCTCCAGCATCTGTCATAATGCCTATCTCAAATGTGTCCGTTGATTTCAATCGGATGGAATCTCCTCTCATATCTGTGAGCAATTTGGCAGTTGTTCCAGATGCAATCACATACGATGCTTGGTCATATCCAATCTGGTCATTGTAATCCAATGCCCCATTCCAAGCAAACTTGTTTGAAGATGTTGAAGATGCTCCAGATGATATCCCAGATGCAACTGCTCCATACTCTTCAAGTGAATAAAGTATATACTCTTTGTATACACCAGTTGTCCGTCTCACTCCGTAACTTGGTGATGCAATTCCAGAGATGTCATAAGAAACATACTTTTCAAGCAATGGTGCAACATCGTGTTTGAATAGTTGATTGTCGGGTCTTGGAGAATATCGACTTTGGCTAATGACATTTGATGATGCATCCTTGAGTTGTGTCAATAAGAAGAAAAAAGGATTCCCAGATATAGATGAGGAATAGAATGAAAATTCCATTGGATTGAAAACTGGCGAAAACTTATTGGGTTGCTGGTCTATGGTAATGCTCATATGTTTATATTAATTGTGAATGACTTTCCAATCTCATCTTTGAAGTTGGTGGCAATTTGTTCTTCGATTGTGTCTGCTAATTGTTGATATGCTCTTTCATTGAATGTGTTGGTCCAGAACATTGTCTTGCCCAATCCAGTCTTCTTAATTTTCCTTGCAATAAAATATGCAAAGACCTTGACATCGCTCTGGACTGCTCTTGTGTTTTGTTTCTTTGATGTCCTCACTTGAATTGACTTGTTGGTTATCCAAGTCGCAATTGCTTTTGTCGGAATTGCTTTGCCATTGTTCTTAAACTTGAATACTCCAGTTGTCTCTTTTTTTATAATACCCTTTCCTCCCAATCCCTCAACACCTTGGTCAACATATTTGTAATAATCAACTGCCTCACTTCGGCTATTCTTTACAAATCCAATCCCAACACTTATTGACCGACCTTTCACACTTATGTCAGTTGCCGTGATTGATTGAATAAGATTATTGGTTCTGGTGTTCTTCCCCTTTGCCATCAAGATTGCTTTGGCAGATTCAATCGAATTGTCTGCCCACTCTTTGAGGACATCGGCTATCACACTATTGATTTCCATTATTGCTTTCTTGTATCCAATTTTGTTTGTCTTTTTCGTATGAAAGGAAGTTCAACCATTCAATGATATTCTTATCATATAGACTATCCAGTTGAAGAAAGTTACCACCGACAGAATGCACCATCACATCATACCAACTCCACTTGATGCCAAACCAACTTGAGATTCCTTTCCCTTCAAATAGTCCATCAAATTGTCTGGTAACTTCAACATAACAGCGCAAAAAAAAAGAGCAATTGGATAAGCAATTGAGATTGAGAGATTGTTTTGAAAATGTTCTGACCGGTCCTCCACATCCATCTTGTCCTTACCCACACACATCACGGCAAGAATTATATGGACATTGTCAAGGATTGTGGATTGGTCTTTGGTCAGATTGGACATTGAAACATACTGACCAACATTCCATTTGTTTGGAGTCTGCATCACCTTGTAATTTACTCCAGACAATTCAAAAGACTTCACCCAATTGTCGGATGGCATCTCTTGATTGAGAAATGAATATCTCTCCAGCCTTTTGTTGAATGTTGGAATGTCCCAGCCTTCACTCTCTGTCCTTGGAATGTTTTCAAAGATGTTTAGCAGTTCAATACCTATCTCGAATGCGTTGTCCGTGTGATGTCTGGTTGCAGAGATGAGTCTCTGGTATTGTAAGATGGTGATATCGGAGTATTTCATAATTATATAGACGCAAAAAGAGGAGACATTTCTGCCTCCCCTATTTAACAATTAACACTTAAGGTCTTTATTTATTTTCAGCCATCCATCTCTCTGAATCCTCATAGGTAAATTCTGCATACACAACATTGCTATATCTTGCATTTGCTTCTGATAGTGTAATATTTGGAATCATATGGTTGTGATTTGCAGATGAATTGTAACAATGCCAATATAGATGATTTTGACCATCGGCATATTCAATATGCGTATATCTAACACTCTGATTTAAGTGAGCGTGTTCTGGGTGTCTGTGGCTTGACCAAGTTGATATTGTTTCGCCAGAATTGTTTGTGAATTGTTCCATTGGATTTTTCATAATGTCTTTTATTATGCTTTGCTATATTCTTTTTGTAACCAGATTAATGTTTTTCTTAATTCATTGATTTGTGATTGTGGAAAGTTTCTTTCAATCATTGCTTCAATTCTTACATTGGTGCTTTTCATTTCTTGTGCGATTGATTCTTTAATTTCGTTGTTCATATTATTTATATCTAATTGTATGGTACAAAGATATACCTATTATCCATATTTACAAATTTTAAATTTTAAATAATCAATTATTTTTATAGAATGATTATAAGATGCTGATAATCAATTGACTTATTTTTTATCCGAATGCATACTTGCCATAGTTTGGATTGCCAACTGCTTGAGTCATTCCATATCGGAGGGCATCCAGCAAGTGATTGTTGTAATCTATTGGCACACCAGTCGGCTTGTTATTCTTGTCAACATCCCAGACATATGACCTCAACTCCTTAATTAGATTGGTGCTTCTTGATGTGACAAGCAAGTTTTGTTTCTGGATTAACTGGATGCCAAAGTTGATTGAGTCCTTTCCTTTGGTCGCTCCAACACACTTCAATCCATAACTCTGCAACTCTGCAATTGATTTAGGCTCTGCACTATCACACACCACCAACTCACGGATGTCTTTCAATTGGTGATAGATGTCTCGGTTGCTCAATCCCTTTTGATAGATTAACTCATCCAGAATGTATTGGTCATTGTACTTGTATATGGCAACTGCTCCAGTCGGGTCAACTGAATAACCAAAGTCAAGACCAACCATCACCATCCTTGCTTCGGATGGAATCGTATCAATTTGTTTCCAATCTGTGAAGATTGTTCCTTGGACTGCTCCGACTTGTCCGAGACCATAAACCTTAAACCAATTCTCCCAATACTTGGATGTCTTCGCTTTCTCTTGTGCTGACTCTATATCTTGCACAATTGATTGTGGCAATGCTTCATTGTCCTTATAAGTTAGAATAATGAAGTCGGAATCCTCATCGTTTATCAATTCTTGATGCACCCAAAATTCGGCTGATGGATTATAGTCAAGCCAGATGTGATGTGATGTTCTTATTGCCAACTGGTGATATGATTCAAATGTCAAGTTGTTTGCCTCGTTTACATAGAGAATGTTTCTCCTTGCTCCTCTTAACTTACTCTCTTGGTCAGCACTAAAAAACTCAATGAAACTTCCATTGGTGAATGTGTATGTGAGCAATGTCTTATTCCATCTGTCTTCCGAATACCTATTTGTCCACTCCATAATTTTCAAGAAATCTTTGATACAGCCCCTACGCAAATGTGGAATGCTCTCACTCACAATGCTTATCTCTGTTCTTGGATTCTTGATGGCATAGTCAATAAGGATTGGAATGATTCCGAATGTTTTTCCAGCCGATGTTCCACCTTGCACTATCCTCTTTCTCTTGGATAGTTTCAACAACTTGTTTATCGCAGTTGTCCGTTTGAACATTACTTGTTCTCCTCTGGGAATAATGGTTGCTCCTTGATGGTTGTCTCTTGCTTTTCAACCAGACCATTCAATCGTTGTGTTATACTTGGATTGTATATCCCAGCCATTCCACCCTCAATCTGGTGTTGTCTTATTTCGTGCTTAATCGCACGGCAGACCATAGAATAATTTTCATATGCACCATCTTTATTATTAAAATAATCAAATGAGTTTTTGGTTATGTCATTGTGATATAAATACATATTGAATCCTTCATTGGTCAATGGTCGAGGCTTTTGTCTTATCACTCTCTTTCCGACTCCACCTACATAATCTTCAATTTCTATTGGGTTATGTTTCACCCAAGTCTTATAATCAAGAAAGTATTTCCACATCATTTCTGGTGTCTCTATATTCTTTGTGTCTTTTGGTCTTGCCATTATTTTATATTGTTTAATTTGGTAATCATATTCATATATGCGTAAAACATAATTGATTGCTCATCACTCTCATCCATATGCTTACACATTAGATTCTTGAGTGTGAGGATTGCATCTTGTTTTGGACTCCCAGTTGCCTCGCTTTGAAAGTCAATGTCCGTCACTTGTTTTGGTTTGTGTTTCATCGTGTTTAGGTTTTAAGATATAATTTTCAACAAACTGATTCAGAGTCAATATTGATATCCATTCCATCCCACCATTGTAGAAAGACACATATTCCGTTCCATCATAATCGATGTATTTTGCAAAGTTGTCAATGGAAAAAAAGAATCTGGAGACTATCTTGCATTCAGACAAGTCATACCATTCTTCTTCCTCTTGCTTTGCCGTTAATTCCCATACTTCAATCCACATTGGTTTTGTTTTTCGTAATCAGTCCTCTGCCTTGGTTTGCCTATTATTAATATCACATAATAATAGACTCATATTTTCTTGATAATTGCTTCAATCTGATATTCTCCGTTTCCGTGTTCCTCTGGTCGGTCTTTGTTGTTGGATGTGTCATTGGTATCAATGCTTATGATTCTATACTTTAACCCTCTCAATGCCTCTTCAATTAATCCACGCAATGAATAAGTATTTGGTGGCTCACTATTCTCTGGCAATATAAAATACTTGTGGTCTTCGTTCCAATTGGATGGCAATACTTTCTTCCTTTCATATAGGTCTCTGTGTGGAACGGCAATAATGATGTGTCCATTCTTTTGAGTTATTCTATACCAGTTGCGAATTGCCAATGTCGGATTTTCCAGATGTTCCAACAAGTGTGAATTGTATACCAGATTGTACATATCATCTGGCACACCTTCCATAAGGTGAGCATCTCCATTGTCTTTGTCCCAAGTCTCACACCATTCATTCAATGGGTCTGCTCCGTCATATGTATCAATGCGACCAACTCCGATGTCAATCACTTTTCCTTTCACATATTTCTTGAAGAATCCAGATGCTTCTCTCCTTGGTTTGCTCTTTGATGTTTCTGCCATATTAATATTTGTTTAAATTTAATTCTTTTGACTCAACATATTGTTTAAGCCTTTCAATAGTTTCTCTTGATGGTCTAATGTCTTTAGGGATAAAATTATTTAGTGGTGTACCAAACCCATAAGGGAAATTTCCTACCCATACAATGATTTCTCCAAATTTTATTGTATTCAATTGGATACCATTGCTTGTATAGTCAATTACTCCATTATCACTATCAATCATTCTATTTAATTCTATATCCCATCGTTTTGAATATCGGTCATTTAGATGCCACCAAATTGGATTAAAAATATATTTTAGTTTCATATGATTGATTCAAATTGTTGTTGTGTGTGAAAGACATTATATGTGCCTCCTTGTGGAATCACATTCGGTGCTTGGAAATACTGCTCAAGTATTCTTGGATGATTCATCTGTTCAGCAATTGCGAATGCCATTGATTGATTTCCGATGAACAAACTGCTTCCAGCAATTAGTTTTGCCATCTCCAGAAAGTCATTGACCTTCTTATGCTCACATCTGAAATGTGTATTCATAACCTTCCATTCTGTTTCTGTGCCTACAAAGAATACTTTCTTATTTAACTTCTCAATGATTGAGTAATCGATTAAAGGATTGTTATATCGTTGAGTGCGATTGATTACAATATAGTCATTGCTCTCTTGCAATATGCTTAATGCTGGAGAAGACATATCAATGGTGCAATGCAAATGATTGCCATACCACATCCGAATATCACCAGCCGAAAGATTCTTGTATTCATCTCTGAACTTATCAAGGTCAATGTCAACCATTGCATTCTCTTCCTTCTTAACTTCAAACACATCCAAGATATAATACTGACTCTCCAATAATGGTTTGAGCATATCAAACATTGCTTGGTTGAGCATCACACTTCCAACTGGATGACTCTTGTCTGTGAATGATGATGGCTTGTCAAGGAATAGATACAATACTGCTTTAGCATTCTCTTGCTCACATATTTCTTTTATCGCAGATAGCGAATAGATGATGTCTCCAGTATTTCCAGAGTGTTTAAATTTTATAGTCTTCATATACTTTTTTTGTTGCTTCAATTATTTCATCCAAACACACTTGACAGAATGGCTTTGTGTACTTTGCGATTGTTTCAATGTCCGTTCTGTTAAGGACTGATACATCGGTTTGCAAATATAGTTCATACTTGTCCATTATAGGTTTGAGTATTTCTTTCTCTTCGTTGGTCATATCGTTTGTTTTCTTATTTCGTTTATACGTTCAATGTCATATTTGTTCCTTGCCCATTCATTCAAAGCAATACCATATTCCTCTCTCATCATTCTGGATGATATCATTTTCTTCAATGCTTTGTTCCAGTTGTTTTCAATTCGCATTCCGTTCTTTCCATTTATCTCTCTGTACAATCCTCCGTTTGTTATAACCGGAAGTGAATGAGCAGATGCCTCAAGTATTTTCAAGTTGGATTTGGAAGATGAGAAATGGTCTCTTGCAACTGATGGCAGAATAACAATGTCTAATTCATTATACAAATATCCATACTTATCCATAGTCTCACCCTCAAACATCTTTACCTTTCCACCAAAGCATCCAGCAAGATACAACCAATAATCATTTATCTCATTCACCCCTCCGATTGCATAGTCAATTTTATTGTTCTTGTATATCTCTGCTTTACTTATCAATTGAAAGTCGATGTGGTGATTGTTTTGCCCTATCCAACCAGCAACCAGTTTGTCCCTTTTAATCTCTCCACGGATAAATTGTGGGTCATTGTAGTCAATTGCATTCGGGATGAGGACTGATTCAATCTGGAGCAATGCAATTCTTTCTTGAAGATATGGAGTGCTTACCCATACAACATCTGCCATCTTCAATGCTTTGAGTATTTCAATTGTGTAATTGTGTTCATATCCTTCCATTTGGTTTCCGTGCCAGATTGGTCTTGTCCAGTAATCATCTATATCCATAATGATTCTTTTGCCTTTTGCTTTCAACTTTTCAATCACACTCAATGGTTGATTTGGTAATCGGTTGAATATAACCACATCGGCATCCGTATCCAAGTCAATCAAGTCAACTTCAGTTATCTTATATTCATTCGCCATTAATCTCATTGGTGTCTCCAGCCTATGGAAGTGAACACCTTGTGATGGATTTGCGATATAGGTTATCTTTTTGTCCATTGTTTTATATATTTTTTGTAATCATTGAATGCTCTTCTCACTTCATTATAAGGAATCCCACTTGCTTGACTGAAATTCTGGGCAGTCTTGTATTGAATACAATATTTGAATACCCTTGCGTGATAGAATCGTTTCGGATTATTGGAGTCTGCTTCAATCTTGTCCAACAATTCTTGGTGGTCGATTGGTGCAAGTTCATTCAACTGGTATGGTAATTCAACAAAGTTAATGTCTTTGAATTTTTTTTTCTTATCAAGTCCCAGATTGTAGCAACTCATCAACATATATCCTTTGATTGATTTGATTCCTTGCAATCTCTCCATATTCATTTCAAGTAATCTGGCAACTATCTCTCCCCTTAAGTCTTCCCATTCGTTGCCTCCGATAACCTTACAAGCATTGATGACATCTTCGCTCATATATGCATTGGTGATTTGTAGTTTAAAATTGCTCATCGTTATTCATCCAAAAATAAGTGATTAACATTCCAAACAAATAAACCATTACATATACAATTATCATAGGTATTGCTTTAGTTTTATATAGTCTTGGTCTTCAATTTCTTGGTGAGATAACTCAATCACCTTGCCATTCCCCTCATCAAAATAGAATCTCACGCAATTCTTCATTCTGTTTCTTCCAGCATATGAAGTGTGCATCTTCAATCGGTTAGTTAATATGTCAATCAACTCATCTGTTTTCATATGCAATCATTGATAATAGGATTGAATAATTAGCAAGGTCAATAAGTGAATCGTGAATGTCTTCATTATTTATCTCACCCTTTGCAATTATGTTTCCTAATCTGGAAACTTTCTTTGCCAATTCGTGAACGCATCCAACCTCTGGAGTGATGTGTGCAATTGAAGATGCTTGTTTGAAATTGGAAAGGACATCTTCTTGGTCTGCATAGTCAAGTGACTTGCTCCTCATTGTCTTTCTCATTTGGTCAATGAAGTCTTCAAAGTAATTATCTTGTTCTATTCTGTTCATTAGTTTCTTGTTTAATAACCCATTGCTTTTCTTCCTTTGTTAACTTCCCAGAATGTCGAATCCAATTCTTTTCTGGTGTTATGAATGCATAATATTCCCATCCTTCCTTCAATTGGTATTGTTTATCTAATTTGAAATGATTAAAAACACCAATTGCAATTGTGTCTATTGTTCTGTCAGTTTCAGATGTAAATTTTTCTATTATCATAGTCTTTCCCATTTGCTTATAAATCGAATTAATAACAACATAAGAAAAAATGCAGTGAATCCAATTATCAATCCAGTTTTTGTGAATCCAGATGGTTGCGTTATTACTTTCGTTGTATACTTATGCTCAAAGATGGTGTCTTTCTGACTTACAATTTGATTGACTTGTCTTTCTTTCCATTTGATTAATGTGACAACCTTAATGCCGTTGTTTGTTGTGATGATAGTGTCAACCTTGTTGATGGTATCAAACTGGATGAATGTATCTCTCTGCCATCCTCTAATCGTGTCATATCGAGTAATCGTGGAGTCTTTAAGATAACCCCATTCTTTTAGCTTACTTATTTTACTTTCTGCCCTATAACTTTGGCAACTTGCCAATAGACAAATTATGATTATTAAGTATTTCATTTTTTACAATTTTTACAATTACCTTTATGTGTTAATCCACATTTGTTTCCTCTGACTATCCAAATGTATTCGCACGAATCAATAGTCCAGATTGATATCACACTCCTACTTTCATCCATTATGTTTTCTCTTTTAACTCTGCCATTGTCAAAGTTATTTCCCATTTCATCATTGCATCCCATAGATGCCAGTAAGCAGATTAGTGCGATGATTAATTTATTGCTCATAGGTATTTTCTTTGAAAGTTTCTTGATGTTCTTATTAAAGCAAATCTATCTTGCCTTGCCATCCATTTGATAAAATCGCCTTTGTTTTTATAACTCATAAGTTTCTATATAATATTGTTCCCCATACTCAATATATTGCTCACTTGTTTTAGCTTTTTGCCTAACTCCCTCAAAGTGACACTTTATTGCAGTTAATTCTATTTGTTGCTTTTCCATTGCTTTGGCTTGTTCAAATAAATCTTCATATTGTGTACCTCTCCATCTAATATCTTGGTTTTGTGTTATCTTATCAAATAACCATTCTACTGCCGTTTGTTTTTTATTGCTCATTTTATTTGTCCTCCAAAACAAATTTTATGTCATCAATTACAAAGCATTTTAATTTGCCAGTTTTAAATTGAGTATATACCCACGCAGTTGTCTTGCCCTTTTCAAGAGCATATCTTCGAACTGACTTTAATCTTTCTATCATATTGCAATATTAGTTATTAATTTTTAAATTTTCAAATTGTTTTTTATGAAACTTTCAAACTCCTCAAAGGATGCTTGATTTCTTCCACGATTGGCAAACAATGAGCAAAGGATTACATTGTCCTTGTAATAGCCTCTCTCATTGTCTATCCTATCCAGAGATGGCTGGAGAAGATAATGGTCACTTTCCATATATATTTTCATCCAGTAACACTTACCTCCTTGTGCAAAGAATAATTGATTGATATAGTATATGTCAATGTCTGTGTCTTTGGTGTTTTTTCGGCATCTGCGATATAATACACTTTGCCAATTTGCTCTGTGGCATTGTTTACATATAACTCTGTATTGTTGTTTGCCTTTGAATATTCCACTTTTTATAAAATTATCCCTAAATTTAGATTGCTTACACTTTTGACATTGAATCACCTTATCATTATCTTCACTTGCCATCCTTCTTTTTCTAATTGTTTAATTTTCTTTTCAACTGCTCTTGCATCATAGATGATTTCATAATTCACTATTTTGTCCTTTGAATATTCAATTACGGCTGGTTGTTTCTTTAAGTCTTTCATTTATTAAATTTACTATGGTGTCATATGTTTTCTTGTAAGTTTTTGAAAATTCGTAGTCAGCATCGTGTGTGTTGATTGAATGAATAATGGTTGAATGGTCGTGATTACATTCCAATGTTATAGATATTGATTTATATGCTAATTTGGTATTTTGTCTCATCCATTTATAATACATATTTCTACCAGATACAACTTTCATCAATCTCACTTTGACATCAATATCAATCTGCATATACTCATTGATTATGTCTTTGACTATATCATAATCAGTTTGGATGTTGTTTCTTTTTGGTTTTTTGAGTCTGGCTTGTAAGAGCATATTCTTGTTTACCAATGATGTGCATTTTGTTTTTAGAATTTTGTAATTGTGAAGCAGAGTTTTGTATAGTCTTTTATACTCTGTATTGATGTATTCTTCTGAATCTTGAGTTGTTGTCATATTTTTTTTGCTTGGTTTATTTTTAAGAAAGCATTGTATCGTGATATCTTGCTTCCATCGTTATTGATTTCTGTTCTTTTGTTTGTTTCTTTATAGTCCAACATCATCGCTATTGTGAAGACTCCGTTGTCGCATATCTTCCAGTATAGATATATGTCATCCGATGTCCTCATTGCGACATAAAATGGAACATTTAATGTCTTGGACAACTCCCTTCCAGTTGTTATCTTATCGAATGACAAGAGTAATGTGTCAAATTGTTTCATCTGGTCATATGTGTGGTGTCTATTTTTCAATTCAATTATACCTTTTATGTTATTATCTCTCATAATTATTCCATCAACAATGCAGAATGTTGATGTCCTTGCAATCATACACTTCCATCTGTCTTCCAGATAGGCAATCATTTCATCTTCTTTAGAATGGGACATCATCAAACATTTGTTGTTGTTTTACTTGCTCTTTTATTTCGCTCTGGATGGTTTCAATGTAATCCACACCAGAGTCAAAGATATATCTTCTTGTGCCTCTTTTCAAATTAAAGTCTAATTGTCCAATAGAACCTACAATTTTCTGTCTCTTAATCTTCTTGGAATGCAATGATGCATTGGTCAATGTCGCATCCTCTCCTCTGTATGGTCTGTGATAGATTAGAATATTATCCATCTTATTATTCCACATTGCTCCTCCAGACAAATCAAACACATCTGGACATTCATAGTTTCCTCTGCCATCTTTCTTGATTCCTCCCTTTGGATGAGCAACAATTAAGAAGTGTGTGTTGTTGTCTTGAGCAAATCTCTTGAAGTCTGCAAGAACCACTTCCAGATATTTATCATCCCTTCCACCAACACTTGCATAGTCATTGTCAAGTTGGTTGAATGGGTCAATTATACATCCATCAATTTTCTCTTTGATAATCAATTCAAGGAATCTTTCTTTGATATATGTCGGAGTTGACTTGATGTCATTCGGATATACAAAAAAGAAGTGTTTGGATACCCAGTCATACATCATTTCATAAATTACTTTCTTTGGTCTATAAAAATTCGCTGGAGTCATATCCATTCCAAGCATTATTTCAACCAAATCGTGATAAAACTCGTGGGCTGGGAAGTCCTCTGGGGCGAATAGTCCCCATTTCCATCCAACTTTCATTGACTTCACAAGTAAAATATACTTCAAGAATGTTGATTTCCCATAGTTACCTATACCAGAAAGCAATGTTATCTCTCCTCTCTTCCATTTCCAGAATCTATCCAGTTCAGAAATCTCTGTTGTGGTCGCTCCTTCATAGCCAACATCGTAGATATTTAATGCATCACCCTTAACATCCTCCCCAAATACAACATCCTTTGGCTTGACAGATGTGTCATAAATTACTGGGTCAATTATTACTTCTCTCTTGTTGGTCTTTTCAATTAGTTTCTCATTCTCAAAAACGGCTGAACCAAATAGATGCTTATTGCTTCGATATGCAGATTTGATTGTTTGATTTGCCTCATTGCTTGTGAATGAAGTGTCATTCAATAATACTGAATTATGTATATAATGACCGGTATTCAATTCATCAAGACCAAATCTACAACAAGCAGATGCTAATTTGAAGATGAACACATTTCTCTCTCCAGATACAAATGCATCACCTTTGTTTGTAAGCCATTTTAGGATGTTATCAAATATCTTGCCCTCATCACTCTGTTGCGTTATCTCTTTGACTCTTTCAATTGTTTTATATTTCTTGTATGGCTTTGGATTATCTTGGATGAATATGTCCTCATCAAAACTCTCATAGCATACTCTTGATATGTTTATTCCAGATTTGTCAATCAATGGGAAATCCTCAAGCAAAGATTGAAAGTGTTCCCGATGTTTGTTTTTGTCAGCAATTAGAACCAATGCTTTGACTCCATTCCCAGATGGTGAAATCCAAGTTGCTTTGACATACTCCTTGCCAATTAAATCGTGTTTCATTTGCTCACAATCCATCACTTGGTCAAAGTCAAGAATGATATATCCAGAATGCTCCAGCAATCCATCATCTGTTCTGGTTTCAAACTTACCAGAGAAACAAACACTTGGAAGTTGTCCTTTCAGACTATTTGCTTTGTCCTTGTCCAATGCTGAACGAATCTCTTCAACTCTTGTCTTGCTCTTGCCTTGCTTTATTCTGTCCAATGCTGAATCAACAGAAATATAGTTTGGTTGCTTGTCAAATATGTTTCTGTATATTGTTACCATTGGTCATCTGCTCCTTGCTTTATTGGTTGTTTTAAAACTTGCATCTTGTTCTCTTCTTTAAACCATACACCTTGCATTTTCTGTTTCCAATTTTTTACTTTCTTTCCCTTGCTATCTGTCCAGTTTGCAGTTGCGTAATAGTTATATGCTTTCTTGCCTATCTCTTGGCTATATCCATTCTCAAGAAAATAAGCAACAACATCCTCCATACTTATTTCTTTTTTACTTTGTTTATTAGTACTTTGTATGTTAGTACTTTGTAGTGGTTGGTTTGCCGTTAACGGCTTTTCCGTATACGGCTTATCCATCGACGGCTCTCCGTTATACGGCTTATCGTATACAATGTGAGAATAAGTGAATTGTCCTTTATCATTTACCTCCTTTATGGATATGACATATCCTTGGTCTTGCAACTCCTTAAATATCCTATCCAGTTTCTCCCTTCCAATGCTCAACTTTGTATGCAATTGAGTCTTATATATAACCCAATCGTGAGGAAGAGACAAGAAGTATGATAGCAATCCAATTGCTTCAATTGATAATCCACTGGTGAATATCTCATTCGGGAGAATAGTGTAGTTTGATGCGTGTTTTGATTTTATTATTGACATAGTTGTATAAAAAAAGCCACAATCCACAGAGTCGGTGAAGACAATCTCTGTGAATGTGGCAAATATTGTGTTATTTAATTGATGCTCTTCACACATCATAACATTGCAAATATAGTATTTATTTCTTACCTAAAAAATAATTATGTCTTGCTTTTAAAAATTCCATTTCTGCTTTTCGGTCTCCCTTGGTGATATGACATTCTCTACACAAAGCCATTAGATTCTGAATGATATCCAGATGCTTTGAGCCTCCGATACCTCTTGCAACAATGTGATGTATGTCAACTGCTTTCTGACCACATACTTCGCAAGGAATAAAATCGGATATGTCATACCCAAAGTAAGACATATATACTTTAGTGTGATTTCGCAAGGGATTCTGTATTAAATTTTAACAACTCATTGTGAATATGCCAAAGCCAAGATGAGATTTCAATGGCATTGTATCCTTTCTCATTGCAGTAATCTATACAAGCAACAGACATAGGATGCATTTTTTTAGTCCTTTTTCCTTTCATAAAAATAAACTTAAAAGATTAAAATTTTAGCGAATAAAACAACTCCAGAGTTAAAATAAATCATATGTCCCAAGTTGGCAACTCCTCTGTTTGCTTTTTAAGAGTGAAAAATGTTGAGTGCTTAACCTCTGGAGGATTAATTTCAAATCCACCATTCTCGGAATCAAATACTTTTTGAGTTAATGATTGCAAGAATTTCTCACGCAACTTGATTGTGTCCTTAAGACTGGATTCCTTATCCTTAAGTTCATTAAGGTATTCATCTCCACAATTCTTGAAATTGTATGTTCTGCGATTAGCCAGACTAACTTCATAACCCATTGCAATCGGCTTTTCTAATTTGCCGTATTTAAGGACTTCATCTTCAATAATGGAGTGAACCATCTTATCAGACTTAATCTCTTCAATAATGGCTTCCATTCGCTTTAGAATGGCAATTGCTTCGATGGGATTAATCTCTCCTTCAATCACCTCTGATATACCAGTATTGGT